TCGCTCGCGCTCGCGCAGCAGCGTCGCGTGGCGTTAGAAGCTGCGGCGGCCAAGGGTACCGTCGACCAGACGCGTTACGCGGCGGCGCTGGCAGAAACCGAGAAGGGGCTCGCGGTCGCCGAACGAGAGGTGGCGGCGGCAACGCAGGCACGCGAGCGCGCCGAACGCGGCGCGACGGCGGCGACGGCCGGGCTGGCTGCCGCGACCGAGCGCGCGGCAGTGGCACAGACTGCCGCCGCACGCGCGGGTTCGCTGATGCGCACGGTGGGATCCGGAATGCTGTCGGTGATGGGTGGTCTGCCCGGCATTATCGCGACGGTCGGAACGGTGGCGCTCGGCGCCGCGGTGAACTGGCTGGTATTTCGCGATCACGCGAGCAGCGCGACGTCGAGCCTGGTCGACATGCAGGCGCCGCTCGACCAGATCATCGAGAAGTATCGGCAGCTTTCACCTCTCCTGCAGGAGGTCGAGCGCAATCGAGCGAAGCAAGCGCAGGCGTCGGCGCGAAGTGATGTCGCGGACGCATACAACAGCCTCGCGACGCGGGCGTCGCAGAGCGTCATCGTGGCGACATTCGGCGACGGCGCACCGATTGTTACCGACGAAGATCAGGCAGCGCTCGATCGATTCCTCGAGGGGCTGAATCGAATCAAGTCCGAGAATCTTGGCGTCGACGAGAAGTCGCGCGAGCTTTCGCGGCTGGTCGGGGTGTTCGTCGACGCAACGAAGGGTGGTGACGATCTCCGGACGGAGCTGGTGCAGGCCGCGTCTGCGATTGACACGGCCGGCGCTGCGGCAGACAAGGGTGCGCGCACGCTCGCCGCGATGGATGCTGCTGCGCGCGGTGCTGCAGACGGGGTGCGCCTGCTCACGGAGCAAAACAACTTCTTCGCGGGCGGCATGGCGGCCGAGGCGTGGAGCAAGTACGTCGAGAAGCTGAAGGAAGCTTCCGATGTGATCGGCATGACCGCGCGGCAGCGGGCCGAGTATGAGGCGAAATCGAAGGGCGCGAATACGGCCGAGGCGCAACAGGCCGGCGTGATCGCGGGCCGTGCTGACGCCTACAAATCGCTCGAAAAAGCGATTCAGGACAAGGATGCGAAGGCCGAGGCGGGCGCGCGTCGGAATATCGACAACCTGACGCGCGAGCTCGCGCTGATGAATCAGCAGATGGTCGTCGCGGCGGCGCTAGCTGAATTCCAGGCGGATCTCGTTAGCAAGAAATTCGAGAAATTCGGATTCAACGCTGACGCGGCACGCGCGGCCGCTGCAGCGCGCGGGAAGCAGGCTTTCGACGATACGGTGTCGGAGTCGGCCGCGCAGGTCGCGCGCATCACGGTCAACGCACCGGCATTGGGGCACAAGGCCCGGTCGGGCGGCGCCCGGTCCGAGCCGGAAAGCCAGCGCATGCTCGACAACATCGCGCAGCGCATTGCGCAGTTGCGTGTCGAGGTCGTCGCTACGGACAAGTTGACGCAGTCGGAGAAGGACCGGATTGGGTTCGACCAGAAGCTGACGGATCTGGCCGCGAAGCGCACGAAGCTGACCGACGGGGACAAGAGCTTGATTCGTGAGCAGGCTGCAATTCGCGCGGCATATGACCGCGCGGTGCAGCTGGAGAAGGAGGTCCGTTATCACGAAGCGATCAACAAGCTGAAAGAACGCAGCGCACAGATCGATGCGGAGCTGGCCGACTATGCGTCGGAACGTCAGCGCGAGGTCCAGCGCGAGCTGGACGCAATGCCGTTGGGCGACAACGCGCGCGAGCTGAACCAGGCGACGAGCCGTGTCGGCGATGAATTCCGGCGCCGGCGTGATGATTTTACGAAGGGCGCGCGGAAAGACGGCACGCTCGGTTCGCCGGAGTACCTGGCCGAAATCGAGCGCATCAATCGCGCCGAGACCGAGCAGGTCGAGCGTGAGCGAGGCTATCTCGATCAACGGCTCGCGATGCAGCGTGACTGGCGCGTTGGCGCGAGCCGCGCGGTCGCGCTGTATCAGGAATCCGCGGAGAACGCTGCCGCCCGGGCGGAGGAAGCCTTTACCAGTTCGTTCCGCAACCTGGAGGATGCGGTCGCGTCGTTCGCTACAACCGGAAAGCTGGATTTCCGCGGGCTCGTAGACAGCATGATTTCCGATCTTGCGCGGTTCGCCGCGCGCGCTGCTATGGCGCCGGTTTTCAGCGCGCTTGGGTCTGCCTTTGGGTTGGGAGCGTCGGCCGCTGGAGGGTTCAGTTCGTCGTCCGTGCTCGGTGGCATTGGCGGTGGACTGGCGGATGCATTTTCCGGCGCCGGGAGTAATGCGTATGGCTTCCACCTGGCGACGGGCGGGCGGGTGACAGGCCCGGGCACGTCGACGAGCGACAGCATCCCGGCGTGGCTTTCGAACGAGGAGTTCGTTGTGAAGGCAGCGGCAGTGCGAAAGCCCGGCGTGCTTCGGTTGCTCGAGGCAATCAACAGCGGAAAGGATCTCGGGTTCGCGAAGTTTGCGAACGGCGGGCTCGTCGGTGGCGGCTCAGCTGGCGGCGGTGTGCTCGGCGCTCAGGGCGGTGGGTTGGAGCTGAATATTCCGGTGACGATCGATGGAGGCTCGGGTGACGCTTCGCAGATGATGGCGAGCGCCGAATTCGTGAAGCTGCTCACTCAACTCGTGCGCGGGTTGGTCGCGACAGAAAGCCGACAAGGCGGATCGCTCTGGAAACTCAAGAACGGAATCGGGTAATGACTGACACGTTTAACTGGTCGCCGACCGTGCAGGGCTTCGGCGGCGATACGACGCTACGTGTGCGCAAAGCCGGGTTCGGCGATGGGTATACGCAGCGTGCGGCCGACGGCCTCAACAATCGGGCGTCGACATACAGCCTGCGGTTCGTGGGGAGCGCCGAAAAGATAAGGGCGATCTTCGCATTCATCGATTCGCACGCAGGCGCGTCTTCGTTTTTCTGGACGCCGCCACTTCGGCAACAGGCGCGATTCGTGTGCGAGAAGTACACAGAGCCGACGAAGGACGGCGATGTGTACACGATCACTGCGCAGTTCGAACAGACGTTTTCGCCGTAAGGAATCTCATGGGTACGCTTCAAAAAATCAACTTGGGGACGCCGCCGAAAGGGGCGGACGGTGACAACAATCGCGTAGCGCACGTGAAGATGAACGTCAATGTCGACGTGCTCGATCGGCAGGCTGCGCTCGTGTCGGCTCCGATGATCACTGCGTCGCTGACGCTTGGCGAGGGCCATATTGGTCGACGAGTCAGCATCAATATTGCTGCGGGCGGAACGGTCAAGCTTCGCAAGGCGTCGCTGTGCGAACCGGATTCGATCGTGTGGCTCGTCAACGTCGGTGCGAAGCGTGTGTTGCTTGCTCCGGATGACGGGTCGGGTGATTCCGTGCAGATTTCGGGGCTGGGACCAGGCGAGGCTGCGGCGCTTGATACGGACGGCGTGAGTGCGTGGCGCGTTCTGGTGCGAGGACGTGCCAGTGCCGACGATGAATCGGTCGTTGGCAACTTGTCTATCGGCGGCGCTGTAGCGGCGAGCGGCGAGGTGCAATCAAAATCCAAAACTGCGTTTCGCGCAGTCGCGGGCAGCTACGGAGTGTTTCTCCGGAACGACGCGAGTAAAGCGTACCTGCAGCACACAAAGGCTGGGGACCAGTACGGAAGTGGTGACGGCACCTTGCCGTTTTACTGGGATCTCGTTACCGGAAAGGTGACGATTGATGGCACAGGGGTAGGGTGTGCCATCGGTTCGCGGCCGACGTTTGCCGGTAAAGTCGCCTGGGACGAGGGGAACATGACGCGGCCGGCTTTGTTTAGTGCGTCGGGTGGCAATCAGTCGGACCTTAATCCAAACGCATACGAGAACCGTTTAGCACAAAGCGTCGTGTGTGGTGCGGCGGGAACCATTATGGCGACCGCTACTGCGGCACTTAATTTGGCTGCTGGCGTGGCTGCGGCCTGTGATGTGGTCGCGCGTATCCGCATCACGGATGGACCAACGGTTGTATTTGATGGGCCCGACGACCTGGCTACGGTCATCGTGTCCGACGCAGGATATGGTGGACGCGGCAAGATCGTAGCAATGGCGGCGGCCACGGGCCTTGTGCCGGGTAAGACGTATACGGTGCAGTTTCTGATTACGAAGACTGCACCCGTTGGCCCACTTTACCCGCTGTATATGCGAATGGTTGGGAGTTCGTCGTGACTATCACAGCCGATATTCAGCAACTGGAACCCGGGCGTCGCGTCGAGCTGTTCGAGGTCGACTGCGCTGCGATCGGCGGCGATGTGTTGCGTTTTCACGGGCACCTGCAGTCGACGTCGATCGTGTGGCAGGGCAGGGAATACAAGCCGTGGCCGATTCAGGCGGCCGGGTTCGAGAGAACGTCGGACGCGCGCCAACCGGCGCCGACGCTGACTGTTGGCGACATCAACGGCACGATCACGGCGCTGTGTGTCGCGCTGTCGGACCTTGTCGGGGCGAAGGTTTTCCGGCGGCGTACGCTGGCGAAGTATCTCGACGCGGTGAATTTTCCTGACGGAAACCCGACCGCGGATCCGAACGAGCAATGGCCTGTCGAGCAGTGGCGCATCGAGCAGAAGAGCGACGAGCAGCCGGGCGTGCAGGTCGAGTTCACGCTGTCGTCGCCGCTCGATTTTGGTGGCCAGCAGGTGCCGGCGCGGCAGATCGTCGGCATGTGCCAGTGGCGCTATCGCGGGCCCGAGTGTGGATATACCGGCATGGTGTATTTCGACAAGAACGACATACCGGTGAGCGATCCAGCGCTCGACCGATGCAGCCAGAAAATCAGCGGATGTGAATGCCGATTCGGCGTGAACAACCCGCTGCCTCACGGTGGCTTTTTGTGCGACACGCTCGCCTAGCCGCCGACCAACCTCCCATCACGGACCCGCCAACTGGCGGGTTTTTTTATGGACGAACGAATCAAGCAGGCGATCGCGGCTCACGCGCTCGCCGAGTATCCGCGCGAGTGCTGCGGGCTGGTCGTGCGGACCGCAGCGGGCGATGTCTATTTGCCTGGCCGAAATATCGCCGCGACGCCGACCGAGCAGTTCGCGCTTGCGCCCGCGGATTACGCAGACGCAGAGGACATGGGCGAAATCGTCGCGATGGTGCACTCGCACCCGAACGGTACAGCGCAGCCGAGCATGGGCGACCGCGCAATGTGCGAGCGCGCCGGCATCCCTTCGTGGGTGATCGTTTCGCTTGGCGTACAGGCCGACGGGTCGCTCGGCGTCGACAACTGGGGCGAGTTCGGGCCGAGCGGGTACGTGGCGCCGCTCTACGGCCGCGAGTACCTGCACGGCGTGCTCGACTGCTATTCGCTGGTGCGCGACTGGTATCTCGCCGAGCGTGGGATCGCGCTGCCGGATTTCGAGCGCAAGGATGGGTGGTGGGCCGACGGATGTTCGAATCTGTACATCGCACACTACCAGGATGCCGGGTTCCTCGACATCGGACGTGATGCACTGCTCGAGCCCGGCGACGTGCTGCTGATGCAGGTCCGGAGCAAAAACGGCGTTCCGAATCATTCCGGCGTGTATCTCGGCGATGGCATGTTCGCGCACCACATGTACGGGCGCCTGTCGTGCCGAGCGGTGTGGGGCTCCATGTGGCGTGACTG